GTATCTGCACAGGGGATTACGAGGGTGATCCAGATGCCAAGTGTGTCCCCTTATTAAAATTTAAAAAATAAGAACATGAGCAAAATAAACAAAACAAAAATACAAGGCAATCCTAGTAGCATAATTACTACAAGGGCAGGCGACCTAATAATGCAGTACGAGCATATTAACGCCGATGAAGTACAGGAGCAGGAGCGAGAGATTTACGGGTATCTTGTGGTTAAATTTAATAATAGGTTAGAGGTGGCGTATATGCTAGTTGACCATGACCATGGTATCTACCTAGAAACCACAGACCAAGACATTAGCCAGCACGGCGGATTAGCAATTGTAGCACCAGCAGACCATGAAGTGTTTGGTACGAGGGAAGAAGCACAAGAGTACATAGACGAAATAGAGAGTTGATATAGGAGTGTATAGATTAATTTAATAAGTTAAGGTCGAGCAAGAAGCAGTCTAGCAATAGATTGCTTTTTATTTTGTTTTATTTTATAATAGAAGTATGACACGCAACAATCAAGCTAAGAAAATTGAAGAAATAAAAACTATAAATAAAACTAAAATGAAAATAGAAAACATAAAACCATACGAAAAGAATGTTTTTATAAGTCTCTAACTAAGAACGGAGAGTATAGAGACTTCTTTATAGGTCAAATAAGTAAAGGTAAAAACAAATGCCAATAGAATTAGAAGTAATCGTGATTTTAATAACAATAGTATTAATAATAAGCATAAGATGAAAAAGAAACTAAATACAAAAGGAAAACATCCAGGTGGAAGACCATTAACATACTCAAAAGATATTATAAAGAAAGCTAAAGAATATGTTGATAAGTGTGAAGATGAAGAGTACGAAAGAATAAGAACAGAAGGTCCAGCATCAACTACCTATGAATTAAAGTTAAAAGTAAACCTTCCAACAATAGAAGGATTAGCTTTACATTTAGAGGTTAGTAGAGATACTATTTATGATTGGGAAGGAAAATATAAAGAGTTTTCCGACATTTTAGGAAAGTTAAGAGCAAAACAAGCTAAATGTCTTATAGATAATGGTCTATCAGGAGACTATAATCCAACTATTGCTAAAGTATTATTAACAAAGCACGGATATAGAGAGGGATCAGAACTTACAGGAAAAGACGGAAAGGATATAACACTATTATCAGAAGAACAAATCAATACATTAAAAGAGAAACTGATAAAAGAAAAACTATGAAAAAAGAAACCATAGGCAAAAAAATAGATGAAATGGTTGATAGAATAGTAGAGGAAGCATTAAGAATAGTGAAGGAAGATGATTTAAAAGATAAGATTATTTTAAGCGATTTTAATCAAGTTCCTTGGTGTAGCTCTAATTGTATATCGTGCTTAGCAGCAGAAGCAAGGTCAAATATAGAAGAAAGTTTTGATTTAGGTTTTATGGAAGGAGATGTAGCTATGATTACTGCTAAATATATATTATTAGAAAAGTTAGATGGTTGGGAAGATAATTAAACTTAAATGAATCAAAAAGAGATACTACAACTAGGAAGGATTGATCTAATCAATTTCAGTATATTAACTGATCCTAGATACAAACCAAATTGGCATCATCTTTTAATAGCTGATTATCTTGAAAGAGTAGAGAAAGGAGAGATAAAGAGATTGATTATAGAGATGCCACCTCGTTCTGGTAAAAGTCAATTAGCTTCAATCAACTTTCCAGCTTATTACTTAGGAAGAAATCCAGACAAGGAAATCATAACATCATCTTACTCAGGAGATTTAGCAAGTGATTTTGGACAAAAGACAAGAGATTTAGTTAGAGATCCAGTTTATCAAGGAATATTTCCAGAGATAAAACTAAAAGAAGATACTCAAGCAAAGAACAAGTGGATGACAGAACAGAAAGGAAGTTATATCTCTACTGGAGTAGGTGGAGCCCTTACCGGGCGTGGTGCAAATATTTTATTACTCGACGATGTCGTGAAGAACTCAGAAGATGCTAATTCTGAAACAATGAGAGAGAAGACTTGGCAATGGTTCATATCAACTGCATATACACGTTTAGCTCCTAATGGAGCTGTTGTGCTAATTATGACAAGGTGGCATCAAGACGATCTTGCAGGTAGAATACAAGAGATGGACGAAAACAATGAGTGGACAGTATTAAGTTTGCCAGAGATAGCAGAACAAGACGAAGAGTGGGATATTAAAGGAGTTAAATATACAAGAAAGCAAGGAGAAGTTTTATGGCAAGATAGATACCCATTAGAAGAAGTATTAAAGATTAAAAATCAAATAGGCATATATCAATTCTCGTGCCTTTATCAACAGAATCCAGTCAATACAGAAAATCAAGTATTCAAAAAAGAGTGGTTTACATACTATGAAGAGTATGAGATAGTTAACAAAGACCTAGAGGTTTATGCAATGGTAGATTTAGCCACTTGGGATAAGTCAGATAAAAATGATAACACCTCAATCCAAGTAATAGGAAAAGAACACGACTCAAACATAATATATAAGCTGGAAGATTTTACAGGAAGATATAATCCGACAGAGATCATTGACTATTTGTTTTATTTAAAAGATAAGTATAAAATGAGTTTAATTTCGGTAGGGATAGAAACTAATGGTTATCAAAAGTCATTAGAGTTCTTTTTAAAACAAGAGATGGACAAAAGAGGAAAGCCATTCTCAGTCAAGCCGATAGTATCAAGAACAAGTAAAGAATTAAGAATAAGAGGGCTAGTTCCATTCTATGAGAACAGATTGATTAAGCACAGAAGCAATGGAAAAGACAATGCTCTTGAAGATGAAATGCTAGTATTTCCTTTCGGAAAGCATGATGATAGAATAGACTCAATGGCACTAATGCTACAAACAATAGAAGAAACAGACCACAAGAGTAGCGCAAAGTCGTTTACTCCCGATTATAATAAATTATATTAAATTATATTAACGGTCGGTAATAAACAAATGAAAAGTTATAACGCAATAGAAGACAAAGAAGCAGTAATATCATCTTATAAGCCAAGTGATGAAGATAAGAAGGTTTATAAGATGGTTCTAAAACACTTTGAGAGGAGTTGGGAAAATATGTTCAAACCCCTTGAAGAGTTTAATAACAGAAGTTTAATTGAAGAAATAGCAAGGAATCAAAAGTTCTTCAATACATATCAGAAGCCGAAAGATGATGATCCTGATTATCAATGGACTAGTAATGCAGTTTCTCCTGCTACAAGAAACAAAGTAATCTCAATTGTAGCTCACATCACTGGAACAATTCTTTACCCCAACATCTACGCCCAAAACGATAGACAAGAAGAGGACAAAGAAGCTGCAAGAGTGATGAGAGATTTAATGGAATGGGTAGTAGATAACTCAAAGTATGGAATGACATTCTTATATGCAGTCATTTCAGCTTGTGTTAACCCAGCAGTAATCATTCATCAGGAGTATGTAGAAACATTTAGAAAGATTAAAGAAATAAAAGACGATGGCTCTTGGGAAGAGATAGAACAGCTTGATGAAACATTATCAGGTTTTATTCAATCAATCGTTCCTAACGATGAATTATTGATAGAAAACTTCTACGAACCAGATATTCAGAAGCAAGGATATTTGATTTGGAGAAAGATTATCTCTTACGATTTAGCAGAAAGGAAGTATTCTCACTACAAAAACTTTAAATATGTTAGTCCTGGACTAGAAGTATTATACTCAGACCAAGACGGAACATTCTTTGAAAAGCAGACAGAAGAAGATTATTCAGTAGAGCAAGTATGGTATTACAATCCTTTCAAAGATTTAATGCTATTATTCGTCAATGGAGTTCTAATGACTAAGTGCGATAATCCAAATCCTAGAATAGATAAAATGCTTCCATTCGCAAAGACAATCTATGAGCCAATCAATCCAGATGGAAACTTCTTTTATGGTAAGAGTTTAGTAAATAAGCTTGGACCAGACCAAGAAGTAATTGATGTTCTTTATCAAATGATTATAGATGGAACATATCTAAACCTATTCAAACCAATAGCAATATCAGGAAAAGAAAACATTGATAGTTCAGTTGTAGTTCCTGGAAAGATAACAGTTCTTTCAGAAGAAACAAAAGTCAATCCAATAGATACAGGAAACAATCTAACTGCTGGATACAACACCAAAATTGAAGTTGAAAGGAATATGACAGAGAGTTCATCATCAGTTCAACAGCAAGGAATAGCCACTAAAGGAGCTCAAACAGCATACGAAATTAGCACACTAGAACAGAATGCTAAAACAATGCTTGGACTATTCGGAAAGATGATTGGGTTCTTGGTAAGAGATTTAGGAATGCTTATCGGAACAGACATTATTCAATACTTAACAGTAGGAGAAATGAAAGAGATTTCAGGAAAAGATACCCTAAAGTTCAAGAGATTTAACTTAGATAAAGTTGTTAAAGGAAGAAAGAAGACAAGAGTAATTGAATTTGATAATGATATTCCAGAACAGATGACTGAAGAAGAATTAGAGAAAAGAAGTTTTGATTTAATGGAAGAAGAAGGAGATGATACAGAGATAATCAAAGTTCTTCCAGGAATATTCAGAAAGAGAAAGTTCTTGTACAAAGTTGAAGCTGATGGCTTAACTGTTAAGTCAGATGCATTGAAAAGAGCATTTAATTTAGAGCTATATGATAGGGCAATAAATAACCCTATGGTCGACCATATAGCAGTGACAAGAGATTTCTTGTTCGGATCATACGAAGAGTCAAGGGATAAAACTGATGAATACATCAAAGAAGAACAACCAATGGCTCAGGATATGGCTCAACAAGCAGGGATTGGTCAAGGTCAAACCACTCCTTTAGTAGAACAATTAACAAGCATAGGCAATCAAACATCGCCTAGAGTATAATTATGGAAATACAAAAACATATATCAACAGCATCTTGGATGGACTTAAGTTGGCAAGTTAGAACACAGCTAGTCAAAGACTTAAACATTCCAAAGTCAAAAGATGTAGTTTTGCAAGACAATGTTGTTTTAACAGATGGTAGAACACAAGCAGACATCAATCAAGCAATAACAATAGAGTCATTGCAAGAATACACAAAGAGTAGTTCAGATGATATATTTGAGCTATTCGGTAAAGCAGTAGAGAAAGCAGAATACGAGCTTTACTTGAAAGAACATCCTGAAGCAAGGGATGAAGATAATAAACCTAACATAGAAACAAATGACACAAGAACAAGCACCAGCACCAGAAAAAAAGGAGCTAACAAAGGAAGAGCAAAAACTTCTAAGAACTAAAAGAGAAGTATCATCTAAGCTATTAAAAATATTCAATGACGAAATGTTCAGTGTAAATGATGCTGAAAGGAATGTCCAAATCTTTAAGAGTGGAATACAGCAAGAGTTCTTTAAGTTAAAATATACTCATAAAGTTAAGGACTTAGGGATTAAAGTAGTTCCTGCAAAAGAGAAAAGCAAGTACGATGCTAAGCACAATGAGATATTAAAAGCATTAAGAGATCTTCCAATCTTTCTAGCAGAGTCAGTTTTAGAAGAGTTCTTAATGGCTATTGAAGGAAAGATGAGAGAAAAGAAGTTTGAAACAAAGTTCAACGAATTAAAACTAAAAATTAGCAAAGATGAATAAGATTAAACTAAGAGTCATTGAAGAGTTAGAAGATGACTTTATAATATCAATAACTAGAGATGATAAAGAAGTAGAATTAACTTATAGCTTATTGCTTGGATTTGTTAAGATAATAGAAACACAAGGAAGTCAACTAGCTTTCAAAAAATATGAACATAATCAAAAAGACCATTCTTAATTATCTAGTTAAGCATCTATTCAAGGGCTTTACAGCAGACGACATTATATCTTACAATAGAGACAAGAACGAGTTTAGTGTAGCAGGAATCATAATGAGTGATGGCGATGTAGATAACATAATGAAAACATTGCACTTGCTAGATCAGAATGATGGCTATAATGCTTTACTAAGAGATGTAGAATATAGAGCAGAAGAGATGTTGTTCTTAAAAAGCAAAACAGAGGACGATATGATATTTGCTAAGTCATCATTATTCATTATAGACCTATTAAGGAAAAGGAAAGACCAATTATTAGCTCAATATGAGCATTACAAGAAATGCAAACATATAAAGTAGAACTAACAGAATACGAAATAGAACTCTTTAAGAAGTTTAAAGAGTGGCAAACAGACTTAGAGTTATTAAATGACAATGACTTCTTTAAGTTTAAGAACGGGTCTATTATAATTCACAAAAACAATGAAGGAAAAATAATGAAGATAGAAAAGAACTTCATTTCCTTTAGAAGGGCTTGACAAGAATAAATTGAGTATAGTATAATTAAGAAAATAAAATAAGTGTAATCTAACCTAACAAAGGCGAACATTGAAAAGTGTCCGTCTTTTTTGGTTTTATTCAGGAGGTTATCGACCCCTCCTGACTAAAGTCCGAAAAGACTTATAATCAATAACGCCAGCTATGGGCATCATACATAGTTAAAAAGCATGACAGATGAAGAAAAGGAGATAAATGGTCAACCAGCTCCAGTTGACGAAGAAAAAGAGGTTAAAAATCCTGAAGCCTCGCAGGAAGATGTTCAGGAAGAAGACGCTGAACAAGATAGTCAAGAAATTGACTACAAAGCAGAGCTTGAAAAAGCCAAAGCAATTCTTGAAAAAAAAGAAAAGCAATTAGGGCAAGCCGAACACAAGATCGTAGAACTCAAAAAACAAAAGAAAGAAGAATTTGATGAGTTTGATGAGTTTGACGAATTTGATGAAGAGGAAAAAGATAATCGTCCTGATGTTAAAGAAGTTATAAGAGAGGAATTGATTGCATTCAAGAGAGAAATGTCATCTGAAAGAATAGATGAAACAATCTCTAAACTAACAGACAATCCTGACGAAATAGCTTTAATCAAACATCACTACGAAAACTCTATTAAGCCAACTGGTTTTGATAAGGAAAGTATAGCAATAGATATTCAAAATGCTTACACCTTAGCAAATGCACAGAAAATTCTTAAACAGAACAATGAGCTTAAAGAAGCACTAAAAGCTAAGAAAACTATTTCAGGGGGCACAGGTGGAAGCTCTGCAGGAAAAGCAGTTAAGTCAAGTGGTTACCCAGATACATTATCTCAAGCAGATATTAGTTTCTTAAAATCACAAGGCATAACTCCAGAGAAGTATAATAAATTAAATAAAAAGTAAAGATATGGCAAAATTAGATGTAAAAATCGTAGATGCTCCATACAATGTTGTTCCAACCATTGTATGCAAAGTAGATGACTACACAACATCTTCTTCTACACAAATCTTAGCTGGAGAACCAGTTAAGTTAAGTGCAGCAGGTGGAAACGTAGTTGTTAAACTAGCAGATGGAGATCCAGAAATCGGAACAGATATAGTATTTGGTATTGCTGCTTCAGATGACACAGCAACAACAACAGCAGACGGTGAAGTAGAAGTATATGCTCCATTACCTGGAATTATATACAGATGTAAGGCAACAACTCCTGCTAATTTAGCAGAAGGAATTAGATATGACACAGTATGTTTTGATGTATCAGCAGGCGGTGATTATACAGTAGATGAAGACGAAGGTACTGACGAAGATGTTCATGGTCTAAGAATAGTAGATTTTGATGCCACAAATGGCACAGTCGACTTCGAAATCAAGATTAACGCAACAAGATATGGTGCTTTAATTGCATAAGATTAATAACTAAAAAGATATGAACATAACAAGTAACTTAAACCCAAACGTAGTAAAAACAGCTCTTGATGAAGTATTTATGCAAGAGTTCGATTTACAGCAAGGTCCAGGAATAGCTACAGCAGAAACAGCAGCTATTTTCAGACAAGAGACAATTAGTAACGCAGCACAAATCGGAGAGATCTTCCAAGGTTCTGGCTTATGGCTAGAAAGAGCAGAAGAGCAAGACGTTAACAAATCTACACCAAGATTTGGAAACAAGTACACTTACAGCGTTGTAAACTTCGCTAACAGCGTAGAAATCTCAAAGAACTTCTTTGATGACAACATGCACGGTGCTTGGCAGAAAATCGTAAGAGACTTCGCAGAGAACGCAAGAGTAACAAGAGATATGTCAGCATTTGAAATCTTTAGAGGTGCTTTCACAACAACTCTATCCGCAGATGGTGTAGCTCTATGTTCTGACTCTCACGTAACATTAAGTGGAGAAACAGTTGATAACGCTTTAACAGCAGCATTATCTCCAACATCACTTAACACAGCTATCGTAATGTTAAGAGAACAAAAAGCTCAAGACGGAACTATCAAAGGTTCTAACCCTTCAGCTCTATTAGTTCCTTCAATGTTATTCAAGACAGCTTGTGAGATTGTAGATTCAGAGTTCTTAGCAGACACAGCAGACAACAACATCAATGTTTACTCTTCAAAGTATGCTATTAGTGTATTCCAATCTCCATACTTAGGAGCTTCAGCAGGTGGAAAAGGACTAACAACTGGTTCAAACACAGCTTGGTTCTTACTAGGTAGAAACCATTCAGTAACAAGATGGATAAGACAAGGAGTAGAATTAGCATTAGTTGACTGGAGAACACAGAGAAACAATAACTACATTTACAAAGGTGAGTTTAGAGAAGTATTCGGCGCACCTGATTATGTGGGAATTGTTGGAAGTCTCGGAACAGTTTAGTAAATAATAGTTTGAGGGATCTATTCAAAACCCTCAATTAGAATTAACAATACATTTAAGAGTTGACTATCTAAGATAGGTAAAATATATCTTATCTGTATATAAAACAATGGCAACAACACATTTCAGCGGTCCAGTAGATTCAAAAGGTGGATTCAAAGTAGGTGGCAAAGAAGTTATCAATTCTTCTGGTGATCTAACAACAGGTACAACAACAGAAGCTAAAGTAACTACATCAGCAGGTTCTATTTATCCAGTAGTAGCTCCTAACGCTACAGTTGCAGCAAAGGCAGCAACAGCAAACTTAGCAGCAGCAGACTTTGGAAAGAATATAACTAATACTGGTGCAGGAGCAGCAATTGTATTAACACTTCCAGCAGCAGCAACTGTTTCAGGAAAATCAATGAGAGTACAATTAACAGTAGCTCAAGATGTATCTTTATCTCCAGCAGCAACTGAAAAAGTATTTTTAGGAGGTGATGGAGTAGCAAACAAAGATCTAGTTATTGCAGGAGTTATTGGCAATTATGCTGATATTTACTGTGATGGTACTGATTACTTTGTAGTTAGTTATTCAGGAGTATTAACAAAAGAAGGTTAATTGATTTATACACAGTCCCTTCGGGGATTGTAATAAGATAATTAACAAATAAATTTATGAATATAGATTATAAAGAACCAGTAACAATCAGGAGTGCAGCAGCTCTTACTACAAGTTATGTAGCAGCAACTACACTTGGAAAAGAAACTGGACAGTCAACAAAAGTAAACGAGTATAATCAGCTTATTTTATATGTTGATTTTACAATCGGATCACTAACATCTGCTGAGATTAAAGTAGAGTTTAGTCCAGATAATACAAGTTGGTATCAAGAATCACACGAGAAGCTAGATAATGGAACAGCTAATGTTTATACATTAACCTATACATTATCAGCAACAGGAGCTTACAGGATTCCAATTCAATGCAATGATAGATATATAAAAGTATCAGCAAAAGGAACTGGAACAGTAACAGGTTCATCAATGACAATTAAAGCATCAATGGGTGTAAACTAATATGGCATTTTCAATAAAACAACAAAAAGACTCAAACGTTGACAATGAAGTTGTATCAACAGCAGTGTTGACAGACAACGCTATTGTTAGAGGAGACGGAGGATCTAGGGGAGTTCAAACTTCTGGTGTATTTGTTGATGATAGCAATAATATTACAGGAGCTAACGAACTTACTCTTGGTAGCACCTTAACTATTGCAAACGATACTTGGTTAAGATTTTTAAACTACGCAGGAACAGATTATTTAAACGCTTTAAAAGGAACTACTAACGATGAATTAGAATTAGGAACAACTCTTAATTCTGGAACAATAGAAGCAGAAGAAGACGCAGGAGCTATTACACTTTTTGATATGCCTGTTTCAGATGCTCCAACAGCTGGAGACGAAATGAGTGCTACATTAAAAATTGATGCAAATAATGTCTTTAAAATAGGAGCTAAAGCAGATAGTGCAGGAGCAGTAGACGGTCAATTCATTCAATCTTATGGTGCTATATTTAGACATATAACAACGGTCAATACAGCAACATATGATTTACTAGCTTCAGACGATATTTTAAATGTAACTTACACAGCAACAGGAGCAGTAACAAGTTTAACATTACCAACAGCACAATGTGTAGCAGGTAGAGTAATAGTAATAAAAGATGCAGGAGGTAACGCTGGAACTAATAATATCACTGTAGATTCAACTGATAATATAGACGGAGCTGGAACTTACGTTATAAATAGCGATTATGGTTCAATAACATTATACTCCACAGGTACAACTTGGATGGTAATATAAAAATATGCCTAATATAAAATTATCAAGCTTAAATAAAGGATTAGTAGGACACTGGACTATGTCTCAAGATAGCCTTAAGGGTTCTTTACTTGCAGATAAAACACCATACGAAAATGACGGTACAATTTATGGTGCTACATTTACTACTGACAGAAAAGGTAAGGCGAATAGTGCAATGAGTTTTGATGGGGTAGATGATTATATAGATTGTGGAACTCCAATAATTCCAGCAGGAGATTTTTCAATATCCGCTTGGTGTTACAATAAGGGAGTTATTTCTGACTATAATTCTATTTGCGGACAATACACAGCTAGTCAAGCAGGCAGAATGTGGTTTGGGTTCCAAAAGAGTGCTTTTGGATACAGAATAGGTAAGGAATCAGAAACTGTTCCTGTAGAATATAATAAACACTTACACTGCGTGATAACAAGAGAAGAAACAACAGTAAAAGTGTATTTGAATGGTAATCTCGTGATTACTAGAACTGCAGCAGATAGCATATATCAAGGAGCTAATACTATTATAGGTTCATACGATTCTACAGCAGGAAGATTCAATGGTTCTATTGACGATGTCCGTATCTATAACCGTGCCTTATCAGAACCAGAGATTAAAACACTTTATAATTCATATAATC